GGCGCTCCGCCTCAACAAGACACAAGCCGAGGCGTTGCAAGCGCAATGGGCCGACAGTGTTGCGCGCTCGCGCTATATCCCCGCGGTGCTCTCGGGCGGTGTGACATACCAAGCGCTCGGCGTCACACCGCGCGACGTGGAACTCATCGAGACGCGACGGTGGGGCGCGTCACAAGTCGCGGTGCTGCTCGGGTTGCCCGAGTACCTCCTCGGCGGAGAGATGAAAAAGAACCTGACCTACACGACCACAGAGTCGGAGATGGAACGGTTGTGGATCATCGGCCTCATGCCCATCGCGGTCACCGTCGAGCGCGCGATGGGCGCGTGGACACCGCGCGGCACGCGCATTCGGTTTGTGCCCGACGCGGTGCTCCGCCCGCAAACCCTCGACCGTTACAACGCATACAAGATCGGCCTCGACGCGGGTTTCCTCACCATCGACGAGGTGCGCGACACCGAACACCTCGGCGAGCTACCGGAAGAACTCACGCCGAGCACCGAGCAAGAGACCGAGACACCCGCGGAGGAGACAACCGACGTGGTGCCCGACGAGCTACCGAGCCAACAAGGCTCCGGCATCACACCGAGCGGCATGGACGCGCAAGGCCCGAGCCGCCCGCCGCAACCGTTGCAAGCGCTACCGGGAGGAGCACCATGAGCGAGATTCTCATTCGACGTTTCGCCGCGGATTTCGCGACGGCCGAGGACGGGCGCAACATCATCGGCCGATGCGTGCCCTACGACGTGGCGGCCAAAGTCACCGACCGGCCCGGCCAGGCGCCCTACGTCGAGGTGTACCGACACGGCGCGTTCGCTCGTGCCGTCAAAGCGCCGCACCGCGTGCTCCTCAACTATGAGCACGGCGAGGGGCTCGGCAACATCATCGGCCACGCCGAGCAACTCGACGAGCGGCCCGACGGGTTGTGGGCGAGCTTCCGAGCGCTCGACGGCCCACAAGGCGACACCGGCCTCGCGCTCGTGCGCAACAAGAGCGCGACCGGCCTCTCGGTCGGGATCGTGCCCGACCGGCGCCTCACGCGCACGCTCTCCGACGGCACCGTCGAACGCATGGGCGTCGCCCGCCTCGTGCATGTGGCGCTCACGAGCGTCCCGAGCTTTGCGAGCGCGGGCGTGGTCGACGTGCGCAGTAGCGACGTCGACGAGCCCGAGCCGGTGCCGCGCGCGGGCTCACCCGAGGCGATGCTTGACCGCATCGCGGCCATGCGCGCAAGCTATGAGCGCTAGGAACCGCACCTCGTGACACGAGCGACCGACACCCGGCGACGGCCTACCGCCTAGGAACCGCACCTCGGAACTCGTCAGGGACGACACCCGGCGACGCGACCACCACCACATCGCGAGCTTTCCGAGGTGTCCTATGTCCGCGATCCTCGACCGTCTCCTCAACGAGCGTGCCACGTTGCTCGACGAGGCCGAACACATCACCGAGGGCGCGCAAGAGCAAGAGCGCGACCTCACCCAACCCGAATCCGACCTCATCACGCGCAACCTCGACCGTGTGGCCGACGAGCTAACACCTCAGATCGAGCACCTCACACGACTCGCCGACGTGCGCACCCAACACCAAGCCGTCATTACGCGCACCGCGCCGCCGCCGCCCGAACGTCCCGACACGCGCGAGCCCGACACGATCTATCGGAGCTTTGCCGAGTACGCGCGCGACGAGATGATTCGACGTTTCGACGGTGTGGCCCAACTCGCGGGCGGCCCGTCGGTACGCACCGAGGCCGTTGAGCGCCTCGACCGTGCCGTCGCGAACACCACGTCGACCGACGTGGCCGGGCTCGTGCCTCCGCAGTACCTCCAGCAAATCATGCAGGTCATCGACCCGAGCCGCCCCATCGTCGACTCGGCGCGTCGTGTCCCGTTGACGAGCGGCAAGCTCTCCTATCCGTTCATCACGCAACGGCCGATCGTCGGAAAGCAAACGGCGGAGAAAACCGAGGCGCCGTCCCAAAAAATCACCGTCGTTTTCAACGACGTCATCGCCGACACCTATGTCGGCGCGGGCGACCTCTCGTGGCAGATGATGAATTGGTCAACGCCCGACGCGCTCACGTTGTGGTTCGACCTCATGGCCGAGCAGTACGGGCGCCAAACCGAGGCGGCCGCGGGCAGCGTGCTCGTGAGCGTCGGCACACCGCCCGTCGCGGTCGCGAGCGACGACCTCCAAGGTTGGCTCGCCGCGATCACCGCCGCCGCGGGCGCCGTGTACGGCGCGACGCGTCACCGTGCCGACACGATTTGGGCGGGCATCCAAAGCGGCTACGACCTCATCGGGCTCGCGTCGAACGCAAACCCGGTGTTCCTCTCGGGCGGCCAATACTCGCTCGCCTCGGGCACCGGCTCGATCGCGGGGTTGCAACTCGTGATTTCACCGATGCTCCCGACCACCTCCGTCATCGTCGGCGCAAGCTCCGCGCTCTTGTGCGCGGAGACGGCGGGCGCGCCCGTGCAACTCCGCGCCGTCGAGCCCGCGCTCGGTGGGTTGGAGGTCGGCATTATCGGCGCATTCGCCGCGCAAGCGATCGAGGCCGCCGCGTTCACACCGCTCACACCGCCCGCATAGGAGGGCGACGCTCATGGCTGACACCAAGGCCGACGACACGGCCGCCAAGAGTGACGAGGCAACGGTCGAGGCTCCGCCCGCGGCGGAGCCCGGCCCGAGCAGTCACGACACGTGCGGGCAATTCCCGGCCGACGAGGTAGCGGGCAAGTAGTGCATGGCCTACGCGACGACCGACGACCTCGCCGCGCAACTCCGGCAACGCGTCACGCCCGCCAACGAGGCTTGGTATCAAGCGTGTCTCGATGCGGCCGCGTTGGAAATCGACCATTGGCTCGACGTGCCCGTCGTCGACCCGCCGCTCACGTGGACCGACACGGGCGACCTCGCGTTGTTGCAAACGGTCAACGTGGGGCGCGCGTTGGAGTGGGCGAAATCCAACGATGCCGCGTTCGGTGCTATCGGGTTCGCCGATTCCGGCGTGCTCCGCGCACCAAACGACTCATTCGACCGCCACGCGATGACCCTGGTGCCGCTCAAGACACAATTCGGCATCGCGTGAGCACGTTCGCCGACCTCCGCGCACGCGTCTCGGACGCGCTCGCCACGTACACGACCGACCCGGTATTCGACGCGCCCGTCGACTCGATCGAACCGCCGTGCTATGTGCTCGTGTGGTCCGCGCCGTGGATCGTGCCACTCACCATGTGTAGCTACACGGCGCGCCTCGACGTGATTCTCGTGGTCGGCCGCATCGACCCGGCGCCCGGTTTCGAGACGATCGAGGCGATGCTCGCCACCACCGTCACCGCGCTCAGGAGCGCCGCGCTCCCGATGGTGCAAGCCGCGCCGCCCGGCCCGTTCGACGTCGCGGGGCTCACCTATCTCGCCGCACGCGTCACCACCGAATCACCGTTGACATTGGAGTAACAACATGGCACTCACCGAAACCGACGTCGCGCCGTTCATTCTCGTCAAGCCGTGCATTCAACTCGGCGACAACACGACCGGCGTGCTGTTGCAATGCATGACGAATCAAGTGCAAGCGGTCGGCGACCAGGACGACACCAAGACCGACACGTTTTGCGGCTCGTATACCTCCTACAAGGCCGAGGTGTGGACCGTGACGCTCACCGCGCTCGCGTCCTACGGCGCCGACGGGTTGTGGGATCAAGTGCGGCCGCTCGTCGGGCAGGTCATCCCGTTCGTGCTCGTGCCCGACGCGACCCAAGCCATCAGCATCGACAACCCCGCGATGTGGGGCCAGGCGCGCGTCAAGGTGTTCTCATTCCTCGACGCGAACGTCGGCGAGGCGAGCGATTTCGACCTCGTGCTCGCGGTGCAAGGGCAACCGAGTTTCGACCCGCCCGACACCATCGACGCGTCGCTGACGCCTCCCGTTATCGCCGCGATGACCGCGGGGCCGATGAGCGCGAGCGCGCCGAGCGCGCCCGCCGCACCGCCGCCCTCGGAATGATCGAGGCGAAAGTCGACGACGGCGACCTACGCCGCCTCGCACGCGAGACGACAAGGGCGGCCGAGCGGTCCACCGCGGTCGGCGCGCACACCGCCGCGGCCGCCCTCGCGATCCACGCGCGCTCGGCCGTCCCGAAACGCACCGGCCGCCTCGCCGCCTCGATCGCGGTGCGCACGATGGCCGACGGTGCCGAGGTCGAGATGAACACCGTGTACGCGGGATGGATCGAATACGGCGGCACCCGAGGCCGCCCGTATGTGAGTCAGGGCCGCTACCTCGGGAGCGGCATCCCGGCCGCCGACGCGCTCTTTGCGCGGAGCACCGACGCGGCCATGAGCGCCCAAGCGAGCGGCATATGAGCGACAACGGCAACGGCCCGCTACGGGTCGAGATGGACGACCTCACACTCGGCGAGCTTGACCGCGTGGCCGAGATGTTGGGCGTGCCGATAGACGGAGTGATGCAGGGCACCGGCCAGTTTCGAGCGCTCGCCGCGCTCGCGACCGTCGTGAGGCAACGCACCGATCCGGCCTACACGTTCGACGAGGCGCTCACGCTCAAGCTCGGCGACATCGACCTCGTGGCCGAGCAACCCCCGGAAAGCGTCGCCGACGATGGGAGCGCGCCGCCACCGTCGGCCGAATCTGGCGCCTCGATCCCCTCCGCATAATGACCGAGTACCCGGTCGGGCTCCTCGACACGATGGACGAGGTACTCAAGCGGGAGGATCGCGAAACCCGACGCGCGCAAGAGCGCGCGCGGCGGCGCTCGGGTAGGTAGCGCCGTGGCAAACGTCGTCGTCCGATTCATCGGCGAATTCTCCAACCTCAACAAGTCCGTCGGAGAGATCGAGAGCACCGGCTCACGCATCAAGAAATGGGCCGGTGCCGCGGCCGCCGCGATCGGCACCGTCGGCGCAATCGAATTCGGCAAGAAAGCCGTTGAGGCCGCAACGCAATTCGAGAGCGCGGGCGAACGCATCAACCGAACGTTTGGCCCGGCGTCCAAGACCATCGACGATTTCGCCGCGCACTCGGTGCAATCGTTCGGCGAGACCGAAACCGCCGTCAAGAATTTCGCGAATCAATTCGGCACGGTGCTCACGGGGTTCGGCATCGCGCAACCCAAAGCCGCGGCGATGAGCAAGACGCTCACCACGCTCGCCGCGAACCTTGCCGCGCGTAAGGGCGTGCCGATGAGCGACGCGGTGGACGCGCTCACCCGTGCCGTCGCGGGCGGCAAGGCGCAAGCGCTCAAGACGTTCGGCATTTCCATCGACAATGCCGCGATCCAAATGGAGGCGCTCCGCTCGGGGCTCGTCAAAGCGCCGCCGAACATGGCCGCCGTGCAAATCGCCGCGGAGAAACTCGCGCTCGCGCACGACAAGGCGGCCATCGCGGTCAAAGAACACGGCGCGCAGTCCGCGCAAGCTCGGGCCGCGTTCATCACCGAGCAAGCCGCGCAACAGAACCTCACCAAACAACTCGCGAGCGGCAAGGTCACACTCACCGCCGCGCAGAAAGCTCAGGCCGCGTACAACCTCGTCACCCGTGAGGGCGCGAACGCGGCGGGCGCCGTCGGCAAGTCGCTCCAAACGACGGCGGGACAGACCAAGCAACTCAAGGCCGGTTTCGAGGAGGCGCAAGTCTCGGTCGGCCAAATCCTGCTCCCGGTGCTCAAGGCCGCGCTACCGATCCTGACCTCGATGGCGAAATTGTTTGTCCAAAACAAGAGCGTCATCCTCCCGATCGCGGGAGCGATCCTCGGCATCGTCGTCGCGCTCAGGGCGTTCAACACGGTCACCAAGCTCGCCGAGACTGCGCAACGCGCGTTCACCGTCGCGCTCAAGCTCGTCGAGCTTGCACAGAAAGCCGCGGCCGCGGCGGGCGTGTTGTTCGACGCGGCGATGGACGCAAACCCCGTGGTGCTCATCGTGCTCGCGGTCATCGGCCTCGTCGCGGGGCTCGTGCTCCTCTACCAACACTTTGCGATCGTGCGCGAGGGCGTCGCGCTCGTGTGGTCGGCCATTCAAGTCGCGTTCAATTGGATCGTCGCGCATTGGCCGCTCTTGCTCGTCGTGATGTTCGGCCCGTTCGGTTTGCTCGTTACCGTCGTCATCAAGAATTTCTCGACGATCGTGTCGGTTATCTCGTCGGTTATCTCGTGGATCGTCGCGCATTGGCAACTCTTGCTCATCATCCTCACCGGACCCATCGGGCTCGCGGTGGTGCTCATCGTCCGCAATTTCACCACCGTCAAAAACGCGGTGGTCTCGGTGTGGCAAGCCGTCGTGCTCGCGTGGGGACTCATCACGACGGTTCTGTCGACCGCGTTGCACACGTGGGGCGCGGTGCTCAACGCGCTCGGCAACGCGTTCCTCGCGATCGGCAAAGCCGCGCTCAACGCCTACAACACGGTTGCCTCGTGGATCGGCAAGATTCCCGGCCTACTCCTCGGCATCATCAACGACGTCGCGCGCGCCGCGGCGGGCATCGCCAACGCGATCATCGGACCCATCAACACGGTCATACAAGCGTGGAACGACCTCCAATTCCCGGCCGTGCATTTCTCGCTCGGCCCGGTCCACTTTGACTCGGCGCCGATCGGGTTGCCCGACATTCCGAAAATCCCGAGACTCGCCGAGGGCGGCATCGTGCAACGCGCCACGCTCGCGCTCATCGCCGAGACCGGCCCCGAGGCCGTCGTGCCGCTCCGTAGCGGGATCGGCAACACGTACAACATCAACGTCAACGTCGCGCCCGGCGTCGACCCCGTGACCACCGGCCGCACGCTCGTCGACCTCATCAAGACATACGAGCGCGCGAGCGGCCGCTCGGCCATCGGCGGTGCCGCGTGAGCGCGCCCGGCTACGAGGGCTTGTGGTACTCCGACCTTGCCGCGCCCGTCGTCGAAATCGGTGTGGGCACCACCGACGCCGCGCTCGACAATCCCGTCGGGTTGTGGGACGACGCGCTTTGGGACAGCGCGGGTACGGGCGCGTGGGCGGGCATCGAGCCCGATTGGGTCACGGTCGAACCGTGCTCGCTCCTCGACATTGAGACGTCACGCGGCCGCTCACGGTGGACCGAACCGTTTGACGCGGGCTCCGCCTCGATCACCGTGGACACGCGGCTTTCGGCGTTGGAGTGGGGCGACCAAGTGGTGCCGTCACAACTCACGATCCGGCCCGGCCGACAACTCCGCATCACCGCGCTCCACCAAGCCTCGGGCATCACCTACCCGATATTTCGCGGGTGGATCGAGAGCATCGTCGAGACGTTCCAACCTGACGCGTCGCCGACCGTGGTGGTCAACGCGCAAGACGCGCTCGCGCAAATCTCGCACGTCACGCTCCCGAGCTTGATCGCGCCGGTAGGCGACGGCGAGCTATCCGGCGCGCGCATCAACCGCATCCTCGACAACGCCGAGTGGCCGACCATGTGGCGCAACACCGACGCGGGGCTCGCGCCCATGCAGGGCACCTATTTCGCCTCGGGCACGTTGCTCGATGAGGCGAAACTCACGAGCGATAGCGAGGGCGGAGGTTTCTACGCGGACCCCGACGGCATCGTGCGTTTCCGCGATCGCAATTGGCTGCGCGACGCGCCCGAGGCGAAAACCGTGCAAGGGATCATCGGTGCGGGCTCGGGCGAATACTGCGCCGCCGAGTACGTGCCCGCACGTGACGGCGCCGACGTTGTGAATGACGTGCAAGTCAACGAGCAAGGCGGTGACCTCCAACGCCTCACCGACTCCGCGAGCATCGCGAACTACCGGCGCCGCGTGTTCCAAAAGACCGACTACATATGCACCAACCCGTCGGACGTCACGCGCCTCGGCCAACGCATGTTGTCGTCACGCAAAACGGCCCGTGCGCGCATCCCGAGCGTGTCGCTCACGCCCGTCGACTCGGACACGTTCGCGTTTGTGCTCGGCGTGCGATTCGGTTACCGGCTCGAAATCAAGTATGAGCCGGGCACCGCGGCCATGTACGACACGGGCGAACCGTGGACCGAGACGGTGCTCGTGCAGGGCATCGCGCACCACATCACCACAACCGATTGGACGTGCGACCTTACGGTCGACGACGCGAGCGCGTTCCCACAAGAGGGATGGGACCACAACGCGGGTTGGGACGTCTCACTATGGGCGGAGGCCGTTTGATATGACCGGATGGATCGCGGACGTCGTACCCG